GGGTCACCTACCTCCCATCCAAAAACAGTGAGAACTATGCGTTTTTTCTTTGGCACTTTGACACTCGCCTTGTTTCGATGGGAGACCTCGCAGACGCATTCGCAGAATTAAACGATCCGGAGGGGTCGGTTCGGAGCCGACAATTCCCGGTGGCTTCTCGGAATTTCATCCAGCGGAAAAAGGATGAGATGAAGCGAAAGGATCGCTCTGCAGCGCGGAAGTTGATTCGCCCGAAAAACGCCAAGGCGATTCTCGATCTCTTCCCGACTGTCGACGAACAACTGCACGGGATCACTTGCGGAGATTTTGTGATGGGGGATTTGATCACGGAAGTTGTCGGGCGTTTTGGCTGTCCTCTGAAAATTACGATTTCGACTCTGAGCATGTCGGTGAAAAATACGGAGAATCTCGCAGACCTTCTCCGTGAAAATTCTGAGTTGTTGATAGAGATGGTCGTCTCTCATTATTTTCAATCGACCAACGGCGATGTATTCTTGGCGATTAATTCGCTGCTCACTGAGGTCTTTCCTGATCGATTTGAGATCGGGGTGACCCGGAGTCATGCAAAAATCATCCTCTTTGATTATCCCTTCAAGGCCTGGGTAGTGGAGACAAGTGCGAATTTGAGGTCTTCAAATAATATTGAGCAGTTTGTGATCTCGAATGACCGCGATCTTTTAGAATTTCACTGCGGTTGGATCCGCGAGTTAATGGAAGCTGGAAAAAAGGTCGATGAGTGAGGAAATTGAATTGGACTTCGATAAGGTACTCGAGAAGGACTTGGCAAATATCGTGAAGAAAGCGAGTGCTGGGGCGCCCTTGACGGCCCGGGAGCGGGCTTTGATCGAGGCCGAAAAGTCGAAGCGCGCCAAGCCGACAGCTCCAAAGGCCGCGCCTCGAGTCAAGCCGAAGGCGAAAAGCGGGCGTTCGGCCATGACCGGATATGTGGAGTCGTATCAATGGTATGCCGCGCGCTATGGATCTGCGCGGCGGACGGTGATGCGCTGGGTCAAAACGGGCAAGGAGATGCAGCCGGATCCGATTCTGTGCCCTCTCGATGAACCGACGAAAATGAGGGGCTGGTGGGCCGCGTGCATGACGCAGCGGTGTCCGCCCGGAATCATCGCCGCAGAGATTGCCGCGCTGAATGCTGGCGAGGAGGTCGAAGATCTGAAAGAGGAGCTTGAGCCAGATGACGGCCTTGATTTAGGAGATGAGGTCCCCGGCCTCGCGGGGACGATGGGGAGGCTCGAGAAGATGGAGCTGCACCTGGCGCGGAAGGCGGACCAACCAGGGCAGGCGAAACCGTGGCTCGATACGATCTCGCGGATGACGTCGACGGCCGCCAATCTCCGCAAAGAACTCCAGGCGCAGGGGAAGCTGGTTTTGAGGGCGGAGGCGGCGATGGAAATACAGAGTTTTCATGGCCAAATTGTTTCGGTTTTAAAGGGATTCCTGAGCGAGGAGCAGTATCGGGAAATCTTCGAGTTTTTGAAAAAGGAGGTTTTTGAATGAGCGCGGCGCGCGAGTGGGTCGCAGGCGTTTTGTCAGGAGTTTACGAGCCTGAGCCAGCGGAGGGGATTGTGGAATGGGCAGAGCGGACGCTGAAAGTTCCCGCAACGGAGAACGAGGAGTGGGCGGACCGGTATTGGTCCAGCTCGGTGACTCCCTACGTCCGGCATTTGATGGCCTGGGTGAAGCAGCCCGGGAAGGGGGAATATCATGTGAAAAAAAGTTCCCAGGTCGGGTTTACGATGGCGCTGTTGATCGTGATTTGTTGGATGATAGTGCACCGCTCGGGGCAGATGGCGTATGCGATCGACTCGCTGAAAGAGGCTAATAATATTTCAAAAACTCGCCTGAAAAAGTGGATCTTGAAGAACGAGCTGCTCGAGCGGATGGGGGAGAATGAGGATGATCTCAATAACCTGACTTACTACCTAAGTGGAATGACGGTCTATATGATCGGGGCGCATTCGGCGGGGGCCTGGGCCAATAAGTCGCTGGTGCTCTGTATCCTCGAGGAGCTGGATAAGCACAATCTCATCGACGGGGAGGGATCGACGGTGGGTCTGGCTCGGGAGAGATTGAAACGGCCAAAAAACGCGAAGCTTATTACGACATCGACGCCTGGCGGCGAGGGCGATGAGGACAATGATGAAATCAATGACCAGGATAGTCAGATCACGATCGAGCATGCGCGCGGTTCGTGCGATGTCCTCGATCTTCCGTGTCCACATTGCGAAACGATGGCTCCGTTGGAGTGGGAAAATTTCCGATACGATACCAAGGAATTCCGGGATCTCGATAGCACTCTCAACCTGCAGCTGGTTGCGCAATTCGCGTATTTCGCGTGTCAGAATTGCGGCGGGAAGATCGAAGAAAAACATAAATTTGAGATGCTCCAGAAGGTGGAGCACCGGTCGACGAATCCGAATCCGGCCCCCGGCGTGGTCTCCCTCTACATCTGGGATGCTTACAGTAATTTCGTGACCTTCGGGCAGTTGGCCCTAGAGCGAATTTCGGCAGAGGGGAATCTCATTGAACTGGCTCGCTTCATGAGGGGCCGCCGCGCCATGAATTTTTTGATGAAGGGTGGGGGCGTTTCCGATGACGAGCTGCTCGAGCTTCGGAAGCCTTATCGCCGGGGGACGATGCCGGCGTGCGATTTCCTGTTTTATGCGATGTCGGTCGATGTCCAGGAGAATGGCGAATATTTTAAAGCGACGAAGGGCGTCTACGATGTCCACGGGGATTTTTGGGTGGTCGATTGGGACACCCTCATCACGCTGGATGAGGTTGTCGAATTTGCGGATGTCCCCCTGGAGATCGATGGTAAGGAAGTCCGGGTGCAGTGCGGGCTCATTGATGAGGGCAACGGAAAGGACACCGTAGCGGTCCGCGAATTTTGCATGCTGGACGAAAGTGAGCGCTGGTTCCCGGTGAAGGGACGGGGCAAAACTCAGATCGATAAATCAATCACGGAGTCGGATCATGACACTCAATTCGGCAATGGAATTACCTTTCACATCAACGATCCGCATCACAAGTGGAGCCTCCTGCAGAGTCTACGGCGGAAGCATTATTCTGAGAAAAAACAGAAGAAAATCCCAAAAACCCATCTCCCGATCGATGTCGATGAAGATGCGGAATTCTTGAAGGAACTCAAAAACGAGATCCCGCTCTGGGTCAAAAATCCCTACGGTAAAGGAGAGTGGAAATGGAAGAAAAGGGGTACTAACGACTGGTGGGACACGTTGAAATATCTGCGGGCTCAGTGGGAGATTGTCTCGCCCACAATTTTCGCCGAGATCCTCGCAGATCCTGAGAAAAAGAAGATCCTCGAGGCTCAATTAGAGGCGCGGCGCTTGCTCGAGCGCGAGACCGAGGCGGCCTGAGTTTGACACTCCGCCGCTGCCGATGGCTAGACAGGGACCAAATGTATCGGGGATCGTGGCAGATGCTACGCTCTTGGCGTGGGTGAGGCGATTTCTCAAGACTAAGGCGGCGATTGAGACCGTCTACGCCAAGGCTGGCGAATTCGCCTCGGAGGGGCGGACCGGCGTGACCTTCGTGTCGGGGAATCTCGATGGCGGCGGGGTCGCGGGCCAGTTGATGGCAGATCCGCTCGAGATGATGGGCGCGTGCGAGGTCGCTCTGCAGGAGATCGAGGCTGAGAACGGATGCGGAATCAGTCCCTCGCGCTCAGGAAGCACTCATTTTAACTTTTCAACTCGCCGGGTCGGCACCTAAATATGGGCCGAAAACATAAAAAAAGATCTCGTTCGTCCCAGCGAGGCCCACAAGCGGCGGCTCCTTCCCTTGTCTCGGGAGCCGCTGCTGATGGCCGGGTCGATCAACCGGTCGAGTGGATCTCGAGCTCGGCCTACGATGGCGCGAATCAAAGCGAGCGCCGGGGCTCCATTAATTTCGACACCATGGATACCAGGCTCGAGCTGGATTCATTTTCGCGGGATGAGTTGGTGCGCCGCATTCGTTGGCTCACCAAGAACGTCGGTTTCGTGAAGGGAATCGTGCACGGTCTCGCCGATCTGGTCGGCTACATGATGCCCCAGGCCGCCACTCGAGACCTCGAATGGAACGCCGCGGCTGAGGTCAATTTCCACGCCCGGGCCGGATCGGCCTCGGTCTTCGATGCCTCCGGAAAATTCGATTTCTTCGACGCTCAGATTTTACAAACGCGCACCTGGCTCCGCGATGGCGAGCTCCTCACCGTTTTCTCGGAGACTCCCACCAAGGGAGCCCGCGCGGCCTTTTACGAATGCCACCGCCTCGCGAATCCTGACCAAGCGGGCACGGGCTGGCTCGATGGCGTCCAGGCAAATGCGATGGGGCGTCACATGCGCTATGGCCTCAAGAATCAGGAGGGAAAAGTGAGCCCAATCGATGCTCGAAACGTCCTTTACTTCGGCAAGTGGAGCAGCTGCGGTCACCATCGTAGCGTCCCGCCGCTCTCGCATGCCGTGAACCATGCCATCGATATCACGGAGATCTGGGGCGATGCCAAACACGGGATCAAAACCGCTGGTCTTTTTGGCGTTTACGTCACCAATAGCGACGAAAAAGCGGCGAGAACGCGCACCCCGATGGGCTCGAATATCGCGGGAGTGCAAGGCCCCTCCGGGGAGTCCTTCAATTCAGCGGAGGTCTGGGCTGGCAGTGGCAGCGGGTCAGCTCCAGAACTCGGAAAAGGCAAAGATCTTAAAACGCTCCACGACACTCGCCTCAGCCCAAACATCCGCGAGACCATCAAGGATCTCATCCGCGATATCTCGCACGGGACCGAGGGCTGTCCGCCCGAGATCATCTGGGAACTCACCGGCCTCAATGGCCCCGGCTTCCGCTTCCTGCTCGAGAAATTAGAGCGCTGGATCAATACCATGCAAAAGCCCATCAAGGCGTGGTCGACAAGATACTGGCAAGTGCACCAGGCAAAAGAAATGGCCGCCGGGCGTCTCCGGGAATGCCGCGACCCGCACTGGTGGAAGGTCAACTGGATCGGACAGAAATCGATGACGATTGATCGCTCTCGCGATAAGGATCAGCTGGATCTCTACGACGGCGGGATGACCTCGCTCAATGAATTTTACAGCCAGCGTGGCAAGGATTGGGAGGAAATGACTAAGCAAAATATCCTCGAGCGAAAATACATCAAAGAGGAGTGCTCCCGCCAGGGGGTTGATCCTGACGAGGTCTTCCGCCCTCGCCAGGGCGCGGCGACCAGCAACGGGGCACCAAAACCAAAAACCAAAGACGACGATGAATGATTTTACCAGCAAGCTCTACAGCGAGCCCTTTGCCTTATTACCCTCCGCCTTTGGCGATCTCCTCCAGCGCTCTCGGGAGTTGACTCCTGAGGCTCGCTCGGACGATCAAGTGGGATTTACCGACTATCGAGGCCGGACGATTTATCCGCAGGTCGAAATGATTGGCCCAGTCGCTAAGGTCCCGGTGCAAGGGGTCATCGGTCGGCACGAATCCCCATTAATGACCTATTGGTATGGCCTCGCCGACTCGTATCTCCTACAGGAGCAGCTCCGGAATGTTCGCGAGGATAGCGATGTTGAGATCGTGGTCCTGGACATCCGCTCTCGCGGAGGCCTTGCGATCGGCCTCGAGGAAGTGACCGATGACATCCGCCGCATCTCGGAGGCTGGCAAGCCCGTCATCGCCTGGGTCGATCATATCGCGGCCAGCGCGGCCTACCGGATCGCGGCCGCTTGCGATGCCATCTACGCTGAGCCCTGCGCCGTCGTTGGGAGCATTTCCACCATTATGTCGGGCGTTGATTCCTCGAAGCGTTGGGAGAACGAGGGCCTTGAGCTCAAGCTCTTTGCCGGCGGCGATCTCAAAGCGCTCGGGATGCCCGGTAAGAAATGGACCGAAGCCGAGGAAAAGCACGTCCAAGAACGGCTCGATCTGTATGATTCCAAGTTCAAGGATTACATCCGCGCGCGCCGGGCGGTCACTGAGGATCACATGAGAGGCCAGACCTGGGAGGCCAAGGAAGTCAGTGGAGTCCTGGTTGATGGATACGCGAATTCCTTGGCGGAATTGATCGCGGGGCTTCTGAGCTAGGCCCCAACAGAAAATTTTCCCGTCGTTTCCAGCACCGTCTTCTTAGGCGTTGCGCGGCGGAAAAAACAAAAACTAACATAGGAGATAGAACCCAATGAATGAAGAAATGAAGAAAACACTGGAAGCGGCAATCGTCGCGTGTGCCCATAAAGCAGCCCATGCTGAAGCCACTGCGCTGGATGCGCTGCAGTATACCCAAGCCGCCGTGAACGCCTCAAATGCGATCATCGGACTTGAGAACAACGCCCGTGAACAGGGTTAAACCGTGACGGCGAGGAAAGGTCCGATCCCTTTCTTCACCGAACGCCTAGCTGAGGGGCGGCCCCTATGACTCCTTAACTCTGCGACGCCGAAGCCGTCCTCCTCCAGCGTTGTGTTCTGTGCCGTTCGACCGCTCCGAAAAGAGAAACGCAGATTCTGCGAAATAGATCTTGCGTAATCCGCAGAATCTGCGAATGTCTTTTTGTCGGAGGGAATAAACCCGAGACACCCAAAATAACCAAATGATTAATCCTATAATTATCCAAAGAATGTTTCCTGAAATCAAACTGAGCGAGGAGCAATGTATTCGGATTAGTAATAACGCTGCCGATGACGGCGAACACTGGATGGAAGAGTCTAGAGCGGAGAGTCTTCCAGACGTCGAATCTATGCATCTTGATTGGGAAATCGATGAAGACCTGAAAGAGTTGGGAGTCACTCCCGAGATGATGCAGAGAGCGAGTTTCCGATTCTGCGAAAACTCAGTATCTCTCGAAAAAGATCTCGCAGAAGGAAAATGCATTTAAAATGCATTTAACATGAATTTTGCAGACCAACTCAAAAAAGAGCGCAAGCGTCTGGGGCTCACCCAGGCGCAAGCCGCTTCCCTGCTCTCCACTAAACCGAGAACATATTGGGAGTGGGAAAATGACAAAACAACTCCGCCGGAGATCGCTCAGGAGGGCGCGCTGGTTCGACTCGCGAAAACCAAGACCCCCCAAAACCCTTAAATTTATTACCCAATACCATGCCCGAATCTGATTCCGACCCCGCCAAAATCCATGACGCCGAGGGGCGTCGTTCTCGGGATCTTGGGCGACTAAGGGCTTACAATTTATCTCTCGCAAATGAAAACCACGAACTATGGCAAGAACTCTGCCGTCTCCGAAGCCCTTTGTGGGCGGAAAAGGAGGCTCGAATGGCTGAGATTTTTAGAGAAGCGAAGCAGCAATACCCACGATCAGCTGAAGGAAATCCGGAGGCAGATAAAGCTTAATCTACCTTTCGAGAACGCCTAGCTGAGGGACCGCTCAATCGGCGGGCCTCCCCCACAAAATTAAACTTATGAAAACCAACAATCCAGAAACCGAAGCCGCGAAGAGCGGTTCCTCTCCAGCGGATTGTTCTCTCCCGACCCCTGAAGAAATCGCCGCCGATCCAGACCGCATACTGGAGCTGCTCGACGAATGCCCTAATTGTCGCGGAAAAGCCCTCGAAGCGCTGACATGGAAAAGTCTAAATCTAGCCGATATCACGGTCGGGTGCTGGAATCCTGATTGCGGCTGGATACAGATACCGGATTGCTGCGAGCAAATCGGTGACGAAATATTTCTGAAACAGAACGCTTAGCTGAGGGGCGGCTCATACGACTCCTGAACTCTATGACGCCGAAGCCGTCCTCCTCCAGCGTTTTGTTCTGTCTCTGGAAAATAAGTGAACAAATGTTTCTTTTAAGGGTTGACTCAGTGGAACAATATGTTACTTTTCACGTGTCGAAGGGAACGAATCCAAGACCAACCAGAAAATAAAATGACGACTTACACTATCCAGTTCAACACCGCTGATTTCACACTGAACTTCACCGGCGAGAAATTCAAAGAAGGCGCGATGTTCGACATTGAGCATTTCGACAGAGTCGAAGATGCGCGTAGCTCAATCAACGAAAATAATGATTCCGAATGCCTGCCTGGGTCATGGTTCACGATCACCCAGGAGGTCTTCGATGCCGAAACTGAAGAAGTAGAAGAATCTGTAATCGAGAAAATCCAGTCCATTTCCTAATGAACTCAGAAGAATACAAAAAGCTCCGAAAAGAAACCGGCATGATCCAGAAAGATCTCGCTGAGAAATTAGGAGTCACACGAAAAACGATCACGGATCGAGAGCGGGGAGCGGCGAAAATCACCGAAGAAGCTGCGTTGGCGATTCGACAGATCGCTTCCGATTCTCAGCAGAACAGTTTTATTCCCCGGGGGGTCCGGGAGTAACAAAGTTATCCAGCCGCAGGGTTATTTCTTTGATATCCGCCCGCTCTAGCCTTTGCAAGCCGCGTTTTCCTCCCGATTTTTGACAAAAGTGAGTCCGTGATATGCGGACTTCTTTTTTTCCCCTCCTAACGGCGGCTTTGATTCATGGCATCGATGGTGGGTCTGGCGGCGCGACTGCGCCGGTCACGCCTCAGTCAGTGATCCCTCCTACTGCTCCCACTCCTCCTAATCCTCCCGCTGCCCCGGCAGCGGCTCAGGTCCAGACTCCTCCTGCCGTCCCGGCCCCTGCTCCTCCTGCTGAGCAGACTCCCCGGGAGCCGAGCGTGATGGAGCGCGTCCAGTCCATCCTCCGCCCTCGCTCTGCGATGCAGGCCGAGGCGAATGACTACAAGGCTCAAGCTGCGGAGCTCGTCACGGAGCGCGATGCCCTCAAGGTCCGTTGCGAAACCGCGGAGGCCTCAGTCCTGGAATATGAGACCGCCCTCCAAAAGCTCGAGGCCGCCAAGGTCACTGTCTCTCAAGGAGTTACCGATCAGCTTTCCCAGCTCGGAATCCCCGAGGAAAACCTCCCGCCAGCCCAGGGCGCAGCCGGGGCCGATGGCTCCGAAACTCTCGAGAGCATCGAGATGAAACTCTCCCAAGAAAGCGACCCGATCAAGCGGTCGGCTCTCGCTGCCAAACAGGTCGCTTTGCTCGGTCTCTAATCCTCATCCCTCAATTTCCAAAGAAATCTCAAAGCCATGGCTACTCTTACACAAACCATCATCCTCCAGAAGGTCATTCAGGCCCTCCGCGTGGAGGCTCCCTTCCTGAATTACTTCGCCGGGGGCTTCACCAATCAGCGCTTGCGCCTCGGCCAGAACGCGATCGCGCACATCGTCGGGTCGCCCACCGCTGACATCATCGATATGGGCGACGCCGCGTCGACTCGTAATCTCCAGGGTGGGGATCAGACCAACACCCTGCTGACAGACGTCGAGATCATGGTCAATAAGGAGGTCCGCGTCCGTCTCTCCCTGAGCCGCATCAATGCGCTCCAGGATGACAAGCTCGCCCTGGCTGAGATCTTCTCGAATGCCGCCGCTGCCGTTGGCAAGGGCGTGGTCGATAATATCCTCAGCATGGTTCTTGCCGCCGAGTTTACCAATAAAACCACCGAGAGCATTGCCAATACCGACCTCGACACCATCAGCGATATGCGCGAAGCGATGAACCTGCGCGGGGTCGGGGCCATGCGCTACGGGCTCATTAATTCCTCGGTGGCAACCTCGCTTTCCAAGGATCCCCAGATCAAGGGCCGGGATTACCATGGCAAGCTCGTGGAGGAAAACCCGTATGTGAACTTCGAGAATATGGAGGGCTTCCGTCGTATTTCGGAATACCCTAATTTCCCCGCCAATGGGGAGAATCTCAGCGGATTCTTTTTCGACAAATCGGCCATCCAATACGTCACCGCGATCCCCGACAATAGCGGCGACCTGGCCCAGGAGCTCGGGATCCCCCGCGTGCTCAAATACGACGTCCTCCAGGATCTCGCCACCGGCCTCTCCCTCCAGTCCGTCATGGGGCAGGACCAGAACACCGAGGAGATCTTCATGGTCATCCGCCTCCTCACCGGGGCGAAGGTCGGGGATGAACTCGACGGCCACGGTCAGCGTCTCGCGAGCGCCTAATCCCTCGCCTCCTAATTAAAATCGAAAAAAGCGAATGAGAAATCTAGTTTTAGGGTTCAAATCCCGCGAAAAAGGAGCGGAAGCCACCGTCCTCTACCAGGGCACCGATGGCAATGCCGCTCGGGAGGCTCTGAATAAGCCCGGGGTCGGTTTCATACGGGCGGAGTTATCCTATCCCATGACCGCGAAATATCGTCATTTTGATAAGGATCAAGTCGCCGAAGAGGTCGAAGCCAAGGCGGCAGCGGAAGCGGAGGCCAAGGCGGAAGCGGAAGCCAAGGCCAAAGTCGAAGCGGAAGAAAAATCCAAAATCGATCCTCCCAAGAAACCGGCGAAATAAAAGAATCACCATCGTAACGTCCAGAGGCCGTCACTGCTTGCAGTGGCGGTCTTTTTTTGACTGAGGGCGAATGGTATGGGGCTATCGCGATCTCGGATGAAGGAATTTATGAGAAAGGGCCAGCAGGTCCTGGAGGATCTCTGGCCTGCCTCGATCACGGTCGGAGATCTGATCATCCCGGGGGCCGGCAGCGAACTGCGGCGGAACTCCGGCTATGAGCGGGGCGGGGAGGTCGCCGAGATCGAGGGCACCATCCGGATCAGTAAGGAGCGCATGGCGCATAATCTCAAAATTGGGGACCGGCTCACCTATCAAGAGCGCGATGGCGAACCCATCGAGCTCCGCGTCATCGAGACCTCCGCCGATGCCGTCGCCTGGGTCGTGCGAGTCGGATCCCCTGAGGAATAAGGAATAAGGAACAAAAAATAATGAATATCGATTTTAACATCGAAGGTCTGGATCGCATCAATCAAAAGCTCGCGAAGTATCCCGAGCGTTTGGCAAAGGAGACCCTCTCTCAGCTCAAGATGGAGGCCCGGAGCCTGAGTAAGGATCTCGCCTACGAGACCTCTCCGCGGGGCTTTGGTGAGCGCGCCCGCCGCCAGATTGCCAAGTCGATCGACCGCGATGTCCGCCGTCTTTTCCCGGAAAACGAACTCACCACCGGGAATGCCTCCCAGGTTTATGATATCTTGGAGTCCCACTTTGATAAAGGCGTCGCCGATGCCTTCTGGCTCCAGTTTAAGTCCGGAAACCATGAGAAAGCGAGCAAGTTCCTGCGCCGCCGGGGCCTCCCCCGTGGGGTGCGCGCGGAGGAATACGAGACGCGCCGGAAACAGAAGGGCGGAGTCGGGCGTAAGCCCATTGCGCTCGCGGCGCGATCGCGGATCGAGAGCATGATCCGGAAGAAACAGAAAAGGATAGGGATGGCTAAAGCGGGCTGGTATCAAGCAGCCCGAGGAGTCGGGGGCCGCCTGCGCACCACGAGCTCCGCGAGCGGAAAAGCGGTCGCGGCCTTTCCGAAGTGGGTCATCGCGGCTGGCAGAGGGCTTAACCTCGGTGGCGCGCGAGTGGTCGCTGGGGCGAATCCCTCGGTCACGATCTTCTCGGATGTCCGCCACGGCAGGAAGGCTCTCAAGCAGGGGGTCATGACCCGCGCGCTCGCCCGCACTGAGCTACGAATGAAAAAAGTCCTCGCGAAAAAGATCGAGGCTGAAAACCGGAAAAATTTCTAACGAGAATCATGAGCATGGAGACAATCGAGACCGCGGTGACGGATCGCCTGGCAGAGTATTACGCGGAGCAGAGTCGCTTCGCTGTCGCCCTGAATTTTTACGGAGAATCGCACACGGGGGCGCGCCTGAAACCGTGCTGCGTTTTCTCGGCAGGGAATTCTGAGATCCTGCATCCTCAGCTCACCAAGCTCACCGTGGAGATGGAGCTCATGGCCCAGATCGATGACACCAAGCCCCGCCGCGCCTCTCGGGCCGCGCGCGAGATCGAGGCGCACGTCCTCGGGGCCGTCCTCGATCTCTGCCGTCATCTCAATCAAGCGGGGGTGGGGATCGTCCGGAAATATCGCCGGGTCAGTCCCCGCTTGGAGATCGAGGGCGAGCGCACCCGGGTCTGGGCCACCTCATGGGAACTCTGGATCCAAGAGCTGAGGGCGTTTTGACAATGACCCGTTTCCATGAGCGAATGCCCCTCCTGTCCGGACCTAAGCGAATTTGTGCCGAAGACCTCCCTCGAGTCGGTGCTGACGGCAAACGGGAAACTGGTCGATAAGATCATCCTCCTCGCCACCACCGGGACCGCCACCCAGGTCGATGCCCGCTCTCAGGCCTGCTCTCTCATCCCCGCGAATACCGGGCAAGTCACGATCGCGATTCCCGATGGCTTCATCGCCGCCGATATGTTCGGAGCCCCCCTCATCCAGAGACTCTCTGGGAATGAGGAGCTCGGAGTGGGGAACTACTCAGTCGATGGAGCTGAGATCACCTACGATCTCGTAGGCCAGGCGAGCGTGGCCGGGTCTCATAAGATCTGCCAATCCTTCTCCAAGCTCTCGTAAACCTCGTACTCAATTTTTCAATGAAATCGTTCCTTCTCTCCGCCCTGTCCTTGGCGCTCGCCTCCATCTCGCTCCATGCCGATCCCCGATCTGAGGGCAGTCTCAATCAGACCCCGCTGCGGACTACCGAAACGCTGACGGGGGCGGAATTCCTGCTCCTGGCCCAGGGGGATCCCTCCGGCAACACGCGCCGGGTCGAGGAGTCCATCTCAATCGCTGATTTTAACGCGCTCTATAGCGGATCCGCAGAGTTCTCGTACTTTGCGAACCCTAAGGCCTCAGACTACGGGGCCTTCGGAGATGGCGCGAGTCACCAGGCGATCACGGCGTTCGCGACTTTGGGAGAGGCGCAGGCTTTTTATCCGAGATGTCTCGATCTCACAGAGGAACTCGATGGTCTCGCAATTCAGAAGGCGATTGATACCCGCCGGGGCGTCTTCCTCCCGGCTGGGATCTATCGCCTCTCGACGACTCTGGAGCTGGAGACGCAGGGACAAGTGGTGATGGGGGAGAGTGGGACCCGCACCATTCTGCGCTGGATCGCAGATGTCGATGGGATGGAGATTGAGGAGATGACGGAAAGCACGACGACGAATTTCCCGAGCTCCTCTGTAGGCTCGAATTCTTGGGGCAAAATCGAGAACCTTCTCCTCCAAGGCCCGGCCGGTTCAACCAAAAAAGCATTCACGAATAGCCAGGTTGAGAGCCCGACGACGTGGATCGGGGAAGGCTGGCGAATCGATTTTTGCACGGTTTTGGACTGGGACATTGGGATTTATTCCAGCAAAGCGGCCCGATATAATAGTCGCTCCATTACCATAAAGAACTGCGACATCGGGATGGAGCTGGCAACGGGGGGATCTGCCACAAACAACTGTCACGTCTTCCTCGGACTGAATGTCTCGGAGTGCGATATTGGCCTGAAATTATCCGGGTTGAACTCTGGATATTTCCTTTTGCAAGATTTCGCGGCTACCAGGATTGGAGTGCAGGTGACCGAATCGCATGTGGATTTCGTCGGGGGTGAACTAGAATCGTACACTGAGAGATTTTTTGATATCGACTCCAGCCGGGTGACGATTCATGGCGCGCGTTTTCTAGGCGGGACGGCGATCATTCCGATCCTAGTGGATAACTCGAGTTCGGTGGGAATTCATAATTCCCGGCAGGCTCAGGCCGCTACGACGGCTCCCCTGGCGGAGATCGTAGACATCCGCTCCAGCGTGTTTGGGACGCCGTCAGATAATCTCAATACGGCTACTCCGGGGGATCTCTCCACGAGTAAGGTTAAGCTCTCCTCGGGGAGCGTGGTCTACCTGACGCCTCTTCCCTGGGTGGTCGGGCCGGGCCCGTTCGCGCTGGATTCGAAACACCGAGGAGTGCTGCATTGGCGAGAGGCTCAGTCATCGGCTAATCTCAATAATGACGATCTGCAGGCTCATATCCTGGTCGATGGCGATCCCGTTCGGGTCGATGCGTTTAAATCTAATTATTTTATCGAGGAGGTCACGGCAACGACCTACACGACGCAGGGATTCGAGGACGTAATCCTGATGGCGAACACGGGGGCGAGAACCCTGACCCTCCGCGAAATGGCGAGTGCTAATTATCGATCCAACGCCCGGATTTTCCGGCAGATCCGCGTGATCGATGCTGCTGGCACTGCGGGTGCAAATGCGATCACGATCAACACGAGCAGCACGGACACCATTAATGGAGCCTCCAGCTATCTCATTGATGAAAACTGGGGCTCGGTCACCCTCGGGTTTAAGAATGATGGGAAGCTCTACGTGATTCGGTAGTTTTTTTTGACATCCCGGCGAGGTCATGCCTGCATATACCTCTCAAATGGACTACGGAGCCATCGCCACCGGAACCGATGGTGATATTGTGGTAGAAATCGGAATCCTCGTAAACAGCCTGACGGTTTCTGCGACCCGGGAGAAAAAAGTCTTCAAGGGGACGAACGGATCGACCGCCGGTCTCCGCTTCCAGGATCCGCTTCTCACCTTCGATTTCGATGGCTACCTTGCCGCGCTCGGGGCCGATGATCCAGAGGACTCCATCGCTCATGCCCATCCGGGAACCTCAGTTGGAGCCATCGCGAACTACACCGGCGCGATCTATGGATTCGATCCCGCCGATGGCATCTTGGTTCTGGAGGATCCCAGCCGCCAGCTCTCGAACGAAGAGCTCGGAAAGGCCACCGCTAAAATCGTCCAATATCCCTTCGTCGCCTAATGTGTTCCCCTCTCCCGGAGTGATCCAGGGGAGGGGTTTTAGTTTCAATCTCTCTCTCTCGATTCCCCCCTCAGATGCAACCCATCTTCAGCGCCACGCGCGATACCAAAGAAGCGGCCGCGCTCGCCACTCTCGGCATTCCCATCCGCATCGATAAAGCGATCGATAGTAAGACAGGCCGCGAATTTTACACCTTTTACCTCTGCGCTAAGACCGAGGAGGGAGCCATGCTCACCTCCCGTCTCCGCCGGATGTATCGCGAGAAACAGCTCGAGGCGCAGACCCCTGGTCACCCGCTTCTCTGGTGCCTCGTCGCGCTCCGAAATCGCGAACGTCTTCTCGATCTCGCCAATAAAGGCCGCTTCGTGAGCCTTGTGAAAATGAAAGGCGGGCAGTGCCTCCTGCAGGACTCCGACCAAGGTCTCCCCGGTCTCGCTG